AAAAGTTTTTGGCATTTCCACCTATCAATCTTTTTGGACAATGCTTTGTAGCCATTGCTAAAATTTCTATAGTATTTGATGTATTACAATGTTGTTGAAAACCATACAACTTATATTCTTTGGATACTTTGGATATTTTAGCATTCCAATAATCTAATCTTTCTTGAACCTTACGATTAAATGGTGTATCAACTAATGATTCAGAATAATCACCAAGTTTTGGTTTCATTGCGTTTATCATATTATTTACCCTCCTTAAAAAACAAAGGGTCTGTTTCCCAGATAGAACCTTTATAATCATTGTAAAATTTTCTATCTTTATTGGTTAACTTTTTATCATCAGATTCTACCATTTGTTTTACTTTATTGAATCTTTTCTGAAAGTTCATAAACAATTTAGCTTCTCTTTCAGACAAGATATTTCCATTTGCATCTTTCATTATTTCTTTTACCATTGTACTTCTCCTTATTTTGATTAAAAATTTACATTTAGTGGGACTTTCGTCCCGTTAGTCATTTTATTCTCCTTTTATTAATCTGTCTTTCAGCTGTGCTCATAACACCTTCATTTTGACATCAACCACTATGTGATTTTCTTTATCTATTTATTATACGCTCTTGTTTCAAAAAAGTTCCCAATTATTTTTTTAAGGGCTAATTTCTCTTAATTATCAGCAGTTTCACTATATTTCCCTAAAGAAATATATCACATCATTAGGATTTACCACTTACCCCCTCTCACGACACCGCTATTAAACACGGCTTTATTCGGATAAGATAACTGCAGTTTGCCCAGTATAGAACTTGATTTCTACAAGAACTAAACCCAGCCACCAAGCCCGCCAATAAGTATTCCCTTTGACTTGAGAACCAAAAAAATAATGTTTCAGAGCCGTTTTGTCATCTTATTCTTTTGTTTGTTATTGACGATTTAAAAACTTGATTTCAAGCTAGCTTTAGCAATTCCTCAGCAACCTGTCAAATCACTGCTTTTTTTAACTATACTCAAACACGCTCAGTATTCGCCCCTCGTAAGTCACAATGACTTACTTTTAAATTATTACCTCGCTAAAAGTAACAATTAACCGATAATTAAGTTCGCTCACAGAACCTGAAAATCCTCGCTCCATTAGCCCTTAATATATTTCAAAAAACTTACTACATTTATTATACAACTCAAATTTTATTTTGTTCCCAACTATTTTAAAAAACTTTAATTTCAAGGGTAGGCGAGGACAGAACCGCTGTAGCCATTTCCTGCTACAACTTCCCTTTCCATTGAACACTTTTTCAAATGTTTAGGAAGGCTACTTCACTCTCAAAGATTTAATCACAATAGGCACTTAAACCAAGTTTACTTCGGATTCGAACCGAAACCTAACCGCCGAAGTGAGTCGGCTACATCTCTTTCACACGATTCGCTATGCTCGTGCTACCTACCCCTATATTTCAAAAAACTTAATTTTATTATTTATACTCTCTATTTATTATACGTTCTTGTTTCAAAAAAGTTCCATACTTTTTTATAAAATTTCTTTTTTAATTTCTTCAAGAGGTATTATAGTATAATCACCGCAGTTACTACAACAAGTAATTATGTATAATGCGTTTGCATCTTCATCTACTACTAAACCTCTTTGTCCGTTTGAAATAGGCTGTTCCCCATCAGAAAACCACCAACTACAACTTTCAAATTCTTTTAATGTTATTATTATGAAATTAACTACTCCTTTCTTTATACTTGATATGTTCTGAAGAATCTTTCTGCTTCTTCCTTACCAAAACGCTCTTTAACCACATTGCATATTAAGCCTATTATATTGTGTCCAAATTGCGTTCCCATAACCTCCCAACATTCATCTTCAAGTTCTTCAATTGTCGCTGTGTTTATATTTATTCTAGCCATTATTATTCTCCTTTTTTTATTTTTTTAACATATTCTTTAAGTATTCTTTTTACAAATTTTGGTGTAGCAAATTCTATTCTATCCAAGTGTAACATTAATGTTATTTTTTTACAATGATTGCAAAAATGAGTGCAATCGAAAACATCTACAGAATCTTTTTTTATATCTTTAGAATAACATTCATTACAAACATAGTTTTTAAAATCATTATTTGTCATAACTTCTCTCCCTTATTTATACTCTCTATTTATTATACTATCCTAATCTTTAAAAAGTTCCATACTTTTTTATAAAATAATTTCATCTCCAACGTAAACATTACATTTAATTATATTTAAATCTTTTTCTTTTAATAATAACATTTGCAATAATTGGAACTGCCTTGTAGTTCCGCATTTATAATCAATATTTAAGTCATCTTTTTTAAGTTCCAATAATTCGATTAACTTTAAATATGGTATTTTTATTGACTTGTTAATTATGTTATTATCTTTTTTAATTTGCGCAATATATCTAAAATTTACGCTGCTTAAGTCATTATTATATCTGTAATTATTCATGCTTTAATCTCCATTATTTATATTTTCTATTTATTATACTATCCTATTTTAAAAAAGTTCCCATTTATTTTTATTAATTTTGATAATCATTTATTGCTTGTACATAATCAACTATTTCAAAATGATATAAATCTCTTTCAAATATATGCTCAATATGTTTAATTAATTCTTCGTGATTAACATCAGCATATCCTAACTCACAAAATGATTCCATTGCAATATCATAAATAGCATTATATTTATTAAAATCCATTTCATCTTTCATAAATGAAATAAATTTATTATCTATTTTACATTTATTATAAACATCCATATTTAATACTAGCCAACCACATCTATAACTATTTGTTGTTTGTTGTTTCCAGCTTTGTTTGCTTGTATTTTTCATTTTTTACAATCTCCATTATTTATACTCTCTATTTATTATACTGCACTACTTTTAAAAAAGTTCCCAATTATTTTTATTCATTTTTAAGCCCTCTTATTTAGCTTATTTAATATTTGTAATAATGTATTTAACTTTAATTTTCTTAGCTCTTTTTTTTCTATTCTAATTATATAATTATCTTTATTTAATTGCTTTTGTATTTCCTCAATTAAATAATCTTTATTAGTATATTTTTTATAAGTTAAATTATATATTTTATTCATTTTAAGCACTCTTATTTAGTTTATTCAATTAATTATATCTTTATTGCAAAGCCCTCTGAAATTGCATTATTTAAGGCTTTTTTGCTGCCTTTGAACTTAAGTCCCGCTATGACTTTAAAGCCGTCATTATCTGCTAATCTTAAGTCTGTATTATCTGCATTTACTACTTTACGCCCTTCAAATTCAGCTGGCAATTTATCAAATACAATTGCAATATTCTGATTAGTTTTTAATACTTTATTAAACGCTTTTTTATTGCCATAATAACTATATGTTAATTCATAATTTTTAGGCGTTTTTCTGCCTGCAATTTTAGTATAATCATAAAATTTATATTCACTAAATAATTCAAATATATTCTTATATTCTTTATTATTATGATTTACAGGTATATTTTCCCATTTAATATCTGAATAGGCGTTTAATCTAAAAGTGCATATTTTGCCGTGCTCTCTGCTAAAATCAATGGCTTTAAATATATCTTTAATTAATAGCTGCATAAATTGCTGCCTATCCTCATAAAATAACTTTGTTTTTCTTATTCTGCCCTTCATAACATTTTTAAATATAGCCGCATTGCCGTTATATCCTACGCAAACAGAACTACAGCTAGATTTATTTTTATTATTTTCTTTTTTACTTAATCTATTTGCCATCGGGCAAACATTATATCCGCTTAAGTCGCTATGCGCCAAGCTTAAAAAATATGTATGATATCCTAGCTTAATATTTTTATTTGCTTTATAGTTTTTAGTTGGCTGTGATAATAACTTTAAGCTCACAGATTTTCTCATATGTAATCCTCCATATTTATTTTTATCTTAATATTTATACTATCTTATTTTAAAAAAGTTCCGCATTATTTCTTTTTTGCTGCAATTCTTTTTGCAGGTGATTTTCTTGCTGGCATTTTTGTAAATCTATTATAGCTCAGCTTTAAATCTAAAACTTTAAATGCTGCTTTTATTTTATCTGCAAATTCATTTATTGTAATTTCTCCTTTGAAACGCGGCAGTTCTCCATTCATTAAATTTATATAGGTCTGCAATTCATTTATTGAGTGCCATTGCGATATTAATTGAACCTTACAATTGCCGCCCGTTGTTTCAACCTCAAATTTAAAAATATCCGTATAGGCACCTTCAATTTTTACATCCATTACAATAGCCATTTTTATTGTATTTTTACTGCTTGTATTAATTAAAGTTAGCTCTGTGTTTATTATTTCAATGTTTTTCATTATTCGTTCTCCATTTTTATTTTGTTTCAAAAAGCTTTAAATATTTGTACTACAATTTGTATACTATATTAAATTTAAATAAGTTCCGCACTTTTTTTAAATACTATCTTAACTCATTGATTTTCAATAACTTATAAAAGAATTTTACAGCCCTAAAAAGCTGTAATAATTCATTATGAAATAAATATAAAATAAATGGGAACTTTTATTAAAGTAGCGTTGTATATATATTGAAGTTAATAAAATATTGGAGAACAATAATGATAAATAAAGCGACATATAAAAGAATGGTAAAAGAAA